GGAATACAAAAGGAATAAAAATGCTCGCGGACGCTTTAAAAACTCTCCTGGCAACTGAGTACGCATTTGTGGTCAAAGCTCAGTTGTTTCACTGGAATGTAGAAGGTCCCGACTTTGTGCAACTGCATGAGTTTTTTGGCAATATCTATGAAGAAGTCTATGACAATGCCATTGACCAAACTGCCGAGTACATCAGAACTCTAGACGACTACACTCCTGGCAGCTTTGAGCGTTTTATGGAATTGTCTGTGATCACAGGACAAACAAAAATTCCACGTGCTCGACTCATGATTGAAGAATTGTTGGCCAACAATGGTCAACTAATAGAATTGCTTAATCAGTGCTTTGCTGAAGCAGAACAAGAAAATCAACAAGGCATTGCCGACTTTGTGGCTGGTCGCTTGACCGAGCACGGAAAACATGGCTGGATGATGAAGAGTTTATTGAAAGATGCCAGAGCATGAGTTCAGATATAAGATCAATTCTAGAGCGAATGTCGGCCGTGGAAGGTAAGCTGACTCCGGCCACCGTCAAACATGGCCTTAACCCTCAGCAAAGAGATGTACCGCAACTGCCGGCTTTGTTCAAGCCAAGATCTATTCGTGCACTAGGAGCCAAAACTGATCCGCAACATCCAATGAAAGGCTATGCAGTGGGCGGTGCAGCCGAAAGTCGCGAACCCGCTGCCACAGCATTGGAAGAAGCCATGCAAGAAGTCGAAGAAGATATGTTGAGCAAGGTCAAAAAAGATCTTACAACGTATCTTGACAAGCTAGAGAAAAAAGTCAAAGTTGATCGAGCGCTCAAAGACAAGGCTATTGACGCAGTGGAAAAAGGGCGTGCTGAGGAAGACATCGACGAGAACGATTACGAGCTAACCGATCCCAGCACTGTGCATGGAGTAGAAGACAACATTGACGTCAAGCTGGCCAATCCCCAGCAGCCCATTGACAACATGGCCACCACGGAATCAGCTCCAATCAAAACTTACGATATAGAAAACGGTGTCACACTTGAATGTTGGGGCAATGAAAAAAATGGATTTGAGCTAAGATCCAACGACAAAGTCATGCCCAGTAAATTTCGCAAATTGGACCATGCTGACATGGCCGTGCAACTGTTCAAAAAGCGTCGGGCCATGCAACAAAAGGCATCGCAGCAAACCAATCAAGACTACGTGGATGAACGATGATATGATATACACAGAACTATTTTCCGAACCTCAACAGACCACTCAACTTGTCATTGAGCAGCAGATAGACGAAATCAGTCTCAATCAGATTGGCCGCGGCATAGGCAATGTCCTAGGAGGTGTAGGAACCACAGTGGGGGCCATCGGGGGAGTTCCGCAAGGCATAGGTCGAGCAATCAAAAAAGGCTACAGAAGTTCAGTCAAAGGCATCGGCGGCGAAGCTGATCCTGAACCAGCAGCAACTGGCACACAAGCTACCACCGCAGTATCACAACCAACCACAACAGTTCAACCAAAAGCTGAGATGCCCATTGGATCAGGAACCATCAATCCACGCACTGGCCGACCATATGTGCCCAGTGATTTTCCTACCAGTGCTGACGATCAACCTGACACTGCTGCGCAATCTACTACGGCCGCTCAATCCAGCAATCGTGACGCTGCTGCTATACAAGCTGATATTAGAAATCTTGACTCTTCGTACAAGATGCGCAGAAACACACTTAATCGTGAATTGGAAGCAGCACAGTCTCAACCTGAACCTACAGCAGCGCAACCTGAACCTGCAGCACTAGCACAGCCCGAGCCTACTGTGCCCACATCAGTCAGTGTAGGCGGACAAAAAATTCCCCCCAGCGATCCTCTCTATGCCAAAGTAGCTGCTGCCTTACAGAACAAGCCTCTGTTGCAATCAATTCAGGCTCTGGATCCACAAAAATTGGCCACTGTCAAACAGATTTTACAACGCAAAGTGCGTGGCAAACTGGAAGAAAAAGCTCTAGGTGCAATGCTTAGAACTGCTGGTCGTGCGCTAAAGGCTACACCAGGGTATCTGGCCAGGGGTGCAGGTGCTGTGTCTGGTGTAGCAGGCGGTATGAAACAGGCCTATAGCAAAGCCAAACAGGCCAGCACCAAGTTTATTGGCCAAGGAGCTTTGAGTTGGGACGATGTGCAAATAGAGTTGGCAAATCTGTCTGCAGAAGACGCCAAGGCACTGTTGTCTTTTGTGAATCAACTCACTGTGTCGGCTTCCAAGGCCAAACGCAAAGTAAAATCAAAACCCGTGACCAAGGCAAAACCAACCCCAGATGTCACAACGCCTGCATTCACCGGACGTAGTCCGGCAGCAGCCACTGTGCATGAAAGTTTGACCTGGAGCAAAAATTTTGACCCAGGTCGCCATTTGATGTCACAAATCACCAGACCTTAAGAACTCAGGCCTTAGGACCGAGTGGGCGGCTTCTGCCCGGATCAATGGACTCGCTACCCATTGATCCAAAATGAGCCAAAACATTTGACACTCAGCTAGACTGCTTGTATACTGTGACTTTAGGAGATATCTATGTCTAGCAAATCATTCACTGGCGATCAAAAAATCAAGCTCACACAAATTATCAATGAAGGCATGGCTGTGATGCACGAAATTGATACCTTGCAGGGCGGACTCACGGACACCATCAAGGCTGTGGCCGAAGAACTGGAAGTCAAACCTGCTATTCTCAAGAAAGCCATCAAGTTGGCACACAAAGCCGAGTTTGGCAAAGAAAAACAGGATCATGAAACCCTTGAAACTATTTTAGAAACTGTTGGTAAAACTCTATAAGTATTTTTGAGTCGCTCACATTACGAGCATGTAGCAAGGCTATTCCAGCCACAAACGGAGAACAATGAGTTACATCGACGCACTATTTGATCGTGAACACGATCGCATTCATGTGGTAGAACGCCGTGATGGTGTGAGACGATACCAAGAGTATCCAGCCAATTACATTTTCTACTACGATGACCCCCGAGGCAAGTTTCGTTCAATCTACGACACACCAGTGAGTAGATTCAGCACACGCAACAACAAAGAGTTTCGCAAAGAAGTACGCATTCAAAGTGGCAAACAGCTCTACGAAAGCGATATCAATCCTATCTTTAGATGCCTTGAAGAAAATTACAAAGGTCAAGATGCGCCTGGCCTGCAAACGGCATTTTTTGACATTGAAGTTGCATTTGATCAAGAACGTGGATTCTCTCCAGTAGAAGATCCATTCAACGCAATCACGGCCATATCAGTTTACTTAGACTGGCTGGATCAATTGGTCACACTGGCCATACCGCCCAGGCACATGAGCATGGCCACTGCGCAAGAAATTGCAGCAGAATTTGAAAACACCATTGTGTTTGACAACGAAGCAGACATGCTGAAAACATTCTTGGATCTAATCGAAGATGCAGATGTGCTCACAGGTTGGAACAGTGAAGGCTATGACATTCCTTACACTGTGAATCGTTGTACTCGTGTGCTCAGCAAAGACGACACCAGAAAATTCTGTCTCTGGGGTCAACTGCCCAAACAGCGTATGTTTGAACGCTATGGTGCCGAATCACAGACCTATGACTTGGTGGGTCGTGTGCACATGGATTACATGCAATTGTATCGCAAATACACTTACGAAGAACGTCACTCATACAGCCTGGATGCTATCTTGGAATACGAAGGCTTGGAAGGCAAGACCAAGTACGAAGGCACACTGGATCAACTGTACAACAACGATTTCAAAAAGTTCTTGCAGTACAATCGCCAAGACGTCAATGGCATTGCGCAGATGGACAAGAAGCTGAGATTTCTTGATCTGGCCAACGAACTGGCTCATGCCAACACTGTGTTGTTACAAACTACCATGGGTGCTGTGGCTGTGACCGAACAGGCCATCATCAATGAAGCACATGAACGTGGCATGGTGGTGCCCAATCGCAAGCAGCGACTCACTGACGATGACACACAGGCTGCTGGTGCCTATGTGGCTGTGCCTAAAAAAGGTCTGCATCCTTGGATTGGATCCGTGGACATCAACTCACTGTATCCCTCGGCTATTCGTTCTCTAAACATGGGTCCCGAAACCATTGTGGCACAGCTGAGACCTATCATGACTGATCGACTGATCAAAGACCGTATGGCCAAAGGTGATTCGTTTGCTGCTGCCTGGGAAGGATTGTTTGGCACCCTGGAATACACTGCTGTGATGGAACAGCAACGTGGTACCGAAATCACCATTGACTGGGAATCAGGCGAAGAGTCTGTGCATTCAGCTGCTGAAGTATGGCAGCTGATTTTTGACTCACACAATCCTTGGATTCTCACTGCCAATGGCACTGTTTTGACCTACGAGAAAAAAGGAATTATTCCTGGCTTGTTGGAGCGTTGGTATTCAGAACGCAAAGAACTACAAGCCCGAAAGAAAGAAGCCCGAGATGCCAAAGAAATTGCTTTCTGGGACAAACGCCAGTTGGTTAAGAAGATTAACCTCAACAGCCTCTATGGTGCTATTCTTAATCCTGGTTGCCGTTTTTTCGACAAGCGTATTGGTCAAAGCACTACTCTAACAGGTCGGGCCATTGCACGCCACATGGATGCTCACATCAATGAGTGTATAACTGGTGAATACGATCACACCGGGCAAAGCATCATCTACGGCGACACTGATTCATGCTACTTCTCTGCGTGGCCTGTGTTGGCCAAGGAAATCACAGAAGGTCGCATGACCTGGTCAAAAGAAACTTGTATTCAGTTATACGACTCCATTGCTGATCAAGTCAATGACAGCTTTCCCAGCTTCATGGAACAGGCATTTCACTGCCCCCGAGACATGGGTTCTTTAATCAAAGCTGGTCGAGAACTGGTGGCAGATCGCGGACTGTTTATCACCAAAAAACGCTATGCTGTGAACATCATTGATCTCGAAGGCAAGCGTCTGGATGTGGAAGGCAAACCAGGCAAGACCAAGGCCATGGGT